CCAGAACATGGACGGTGTTAGCGTGCATGGCTGTGGAAGCTCATTTGGTAGAGCGCCGGGAATGATAAATCCGGAGGTTGTCGGTTCGACTCCGATTCACAGCCCTTTTCCGGCGTCGGAAATAGGTAGCAACGAGGAAAATTGGGTAGCAAATTGAGAGAAACACAATGCTTGATCCGAAAGTAGCCGAAGAAGCCCGCCAAGCGTGGGATAAATTCATGCAGCAGGTGAACCGGATGGAGTGCCGGATGCTCACTGCGATGGCCGATCAGATCGACAAGCAGTGGGCCGAGATGGTCGCACCTGTCAGCGTTCCCGAGAACGAGCCTTTTTGCTGGGCCGCTGGGGTCAAGGAAAATTTCTTTTTTGCATGTCACCGCACGAAGCGAGATGCGGATGACGCAGCAGTTGAAGCAGCGATGGGCATCGGGTGCCAAGAATGGGACGTGTGGCCGCTTTACGCCGCGCCTGTTGCCGTTTTTGACGAGCCAAGAACGCCCTTTTTTCCGTCTGAGTTTGCCGCCTTGCAAGCTGTTGCAATAGCACAGGAACAGCGACACGTTGACCAATCGTGTTGCGCGGAGCGACAAGAGCCAGACGTTGGCGAGGGGTGGCGGTGGGTGAAGCCCGGCGAAATCCTGCGAGACGGAGATGAGTTCCTGCCTTATTGGAGTCGAGACGACGAGAACCCGTGGCGGGAAATTAACTGCACCGGGATGTCTGTAGGAGCCAACGAGCCGAGAACCTACCGCCGCCGTGTGGAGCCAGACGAGCAGCCAATCGAGATAACACCCGCTGCTGTGTCGGCGATGCGCGAACGAAATGCACGCGATGCACTGCTAAAAAAGATTGAATTGCTCAAAGAAGAAAACCACGAGCAGCAGGAAAAAATCTTGCAAGCATGTCTTGAAAATGAGAGGCTCCGCAGCGAGGTGGAACGGTTTGTGCCAGAGGCACCGCAGTCACGACCAGCGGAGACGCGGGCGAGTAGGAGCGCGTGGGCCACGCCAGAAGAAGAACTGGCGTGGTTTAAAAAGCGAGTAAAGTGGCTCGATGGCGAGGTGGAGCGGCTGCGGCTGACGGGGCGAGAAGTGCGTGCAATCAGAGCAGCGTTGTACAACACCGGCGTTCAAGACAACGACGTTGTTGCGATTGAATCAATACTCAAGCGGCTGGGAGGTGACTCATGAGATCAGCAGACATCGCCACCCGCTGCCGCGAGATCGCTCTTCGCGTCGAGATCAGCGGAGAGTGGGGCGAGTTGGCCGAGACGCTGAGAGAAGCAGCGGAAGAGGTGGAGCGGTTGCGGCTGGAGCCAAGCGTGCAGGAGGAAATCGTTGCGTGGTCGGTCGATCTGCACGACGCGCGAGAGAAGATCAAACGACTGGAGGCAGAGGTGGATCGGCTGCGGAAATTGAGCGCCGCGTTAAGAAAATATGGGTCGTCGCGGGACAGAGCGGCGCGCGGCTACCGAATCGATTGCGAAAAACTCACGGCAGAGGTGGAGCGGCTGCGCAAAAGCGAAGCGGCCCTGTTGCGGGAATTGAAAATTGAAAGTGGCCAAGTTTCGGCCGATCAAGACAGGATCAAGAGTCTGGAGGCAGAGGTGGAGCGGCTGCGGCTGGTTGGCAGCGATTCGCAGATTCTTAAACGCGCCGCCCAGTTGATGTGCGATCACGAACCGCATTTTCTTGTTCAACATCAACTCAATGCTTGGCGTTGCCGACAAACTCGACGGCAAGAGCGTTGCTATTGACGTTGAACGGCTGGGAGGTGGGGAGTGAGCGCTATGCGACGATGCGTTGCCGCAGTCCTTTATGCCATGTCTTGGTGTTGTTGGGTAATTATGGTGCCAATAGCCACCATTAGCTGTGGAATCATGCTCTTGGCCGAGTGTCTCTACGACGCGGCCTACAAGCTGGAGTGTGGGGAGTGAGATCATCTGACATCGCCGCCCGCTGCCGCGAGATCGCCCTGCGTGTTGACGCCAGCGGCGAGTGGGGGGAACTGGCTGAGACGCTGCGCGAGGCGGCGGCTGAGATAGAGCGGTTGCGTCGCGCAGTCAAGTCATGGGAGCGGGAGTCGCAGGCACATGCCGAAGAGGCGGAGCGGCTGCGGATGCGGCCGGAGGAGCGGGACGCTGTGAAAAAAGCTATTTGGGAGTTTGACGACGCCGGCGGACAAGTTTGCCAACAGACTGCCGACACTCTTCAGGACATGCTCAAGCGGCTGGGAGGTGTGATTTGAACGCATGGTCTTTTGCCGTAATTGTTTGCAGTAGCGTTTTGCTGGTTTTGTTCGTGGCACAAATTCGCAGCCTTGAGCGCATGGATAAATTGCTTGTTGAAGCGCACGAAAAAACAACAGATTTGCACTGCGGACTGATACTTGAAGTGCAGAGGCTGCGGGATCGAATTGAACGCCTTGACCGGCATGGAGGTGGGAAGTGAGTGGGCTACGATCACGCAACAAGGGCAAGGCCGGCGAGCGTGAAGCCGCGGCCGAGCTGGGTGAGCTGCTCGGCGTCAACGCCAGGCGAGGAGTGCAGTATCACGGCGGGCCGGGCTCGCCTGACGTCGTGCTCGAGGGCGTGGCGCTGCACGTGGAGGCCAAGCGCACCGAAAGCCTCTCGCTGTACACCGCGATGGCACAGGCCGTGAGCGATGCACCAGCGGCCTCTGTGCCGATCGTCTGGCATCGCCGATCGCGGAAGGAATCCTTGCTCATCGTGCGAACGGCCGATGCTCTCGCGATGGCCCGCGAGATGGTGAGGGTGGCCGATCTACCCCCCAAAGGGAGCAGCGAGCGATCCGATGCAGGAATATAGGGCGATCCGTTCGCAGCGTGCGAATATGCCTATAAAACAAGGTCAAAACGATCATGCCAAAATGGCTGTATCGTCATGCAACACCCCCCCCTACCCCCCCTCCCCAGCGGGGTAGGTTCTCCCCAGAAAACGGCCGCGAAACGACACCGACGAGCCACTACTTTTACACACTGAATTGGTTGAGGGGCGGCTTGTGAAGAAGGGCGATCCGGGGTATCAGCGGCACAAGGAAGCGGAGAACGCCCGCGGGCGTTCGGCGTCCAAATCCGCACGCGAGATCGGCGATCTACCCGCCGTCGTGAATCCGGCTCGCCGCGATGAGTGCCGCGAGAACTTCCGCCTCTACTGCGAAACGTATTTGCCGGAATCGTTCCCCCTAGCGTGGAGCGAAGATCACCTCCGAGCAATCGCGAAGATCGAGGGCGCCGTGCTCCACGGCGAGCTCATCGCATTCGCGATGCCAAGAGGCTCAGGCAAAACTACAATGGCTGAGGCCGCGTGTGTCTGGTGCCTGTCCTATGGCCACCAGCAATTCCTGTTGCTGGTGGGAGCCGATCAAGGCATCGCCGGCCAGATGCTCGACTCCGTGAAAGGCACCATCGAAAATAACGATCTGCTCCTCGAGGACTTCCCCGAAGTCTGCGCCCCGGTGCGGGCTTTGGAGCGGATTTCCCAGCGAGCCAAAGGCCAGACATATCAGGGCAATCCGACTCACATCGAATGGACTGCCGACACCGTTACCCTCCCGTGGATCCCCGGTGCTCAATCCGCCGGCGCCGCCGTCCGCGTAGCCGGCATCACCGGCCGCATTCGCGGCCTCAAGCACACGCGGCCGGACGGCACGAGCATCCGCCCATCGCTGGTGCTCATTGACGATCCGCAGACTGACGAATCGGCCGCCAGCCCATCGCAGGTGGCCACCCGCGAGAAGATCCTCTCCGGAGCCATCCTCGGCCTCGCGGGGCCGGGGAAAAAAATTGCGGGCCTCTGCACCATCACCGTGATCCGCACCGACGATCTCGCCGATCGGCTCCTCGATCGTGCTCGGCATCCCGCGTGGCAAGGCGAGCGGACGAAGCTGATCTACGAGTGGCCGACGGAGGATGCTCTCTGGAGCCAGTACGCCGAGCTGCGCCGCGAAGGCCAGCGGACGGGCCAAGGCACCGCCGCGGCGGACGAGTTCTATCGCGTTCGCCAGGGCGAGATGGATAAGGGCTCCCGCGTGGCGTGGCCGCAGCGGCACAACGAGGATGAGATCTCGGCGCTTCAGCACGCGTGGAATCTCCGCATCGATCGCGGCGAGAGCTCATTCAACGCTGAATACCAGAACGAGCCGATGGTGGACGATATCGCGTCCGATCGGCTCGACAAGCGAGGGCTCGCCTCGCGGGTGGTGCCGACGAAACGCGGGATCGTTCCCCTCGGGCACAACACGCTCACCTGCTTCGTGGACGTGCAGGAGAAGCTCCTGTTTTGGAGCGTCTCATCATGGAACGATGCCTTCGGCGGCCACATCGTGGCCTACGGCTGCTACCCGGATCAGGTGAGCAGTTTCTTTGAAGCAAAACATGCCAAGACAACGCTCGCGATGAAGGCCAAAGGCGCCGGCTTTGAGGGAGCTTTGGCCGCGGGCCTTGAGAAGGTGGCCGCCGATATCATGGGCCGCGAGTGGAAACGGGAGGACGGCGTCGCGCTCCGCGTCTCGCAGCTGCTCATTGATGCCAACTGGGGCCAGAGTACGCAGGTGGTGCGGACGTTCGCGAGGCGATCGCACTTCGCAGCGAACATTCTGCCGAGCCACGGCCGCGGCATCGGTGCCTCTTCGCAGGCTCTTACGGAAAAAACAAAAGGCCGCGGCGACAAGATCGGGCTCAATTGGAAGCTCGGGCAGGTGAGCGAAGGCCAGCGATCGGTGCTCTACGATACAAATTTCTGGAAGACGTTCGTGGCCGCCCGGCTCCGCCTGGCTCTCGGCGATCCGGAGGCCATGTCGATTCACGCCGGCGATCACGATCTCCTCTTCGAGCACCTCACCAGCGAATACCCGGTGCGAACAGAGGCACGCGGCCGCGTGGTGGACGAGTGGAAAATGGCCGGCCGTGATAATCACTGGCTTGATTGTCTTGTCGGCTCCGCTGTGGCCGCATCGATCCAAGGTGTGCAGCCGTCATCGACGGAGGCCGGTGGCCGCAAGCGGCGCAAGGTAGAGCTTCCCAAGGGTGCCCGCGGGAAAATTGTCATCAAGCCGATGGCACGATAACACCACACCCCCTCTCTCTCTCAGGTTGGTGAGCGGTAACGTCGGTGCATGGCATCAGACGATCGCACCAACGCTATCGATTCCTCGGCTCAGGGGCCGAAGCGCGTCCGCACCGACGCGGGCGAGGCTGAGGCTCACAATCTTGAGCAGCAGATCGCAGCGGACAAGTACCTCGCCGCGAAAGCCGCGGCCAAGCGTGGCGGGAATCGCGGCCTCCGGTTCAACCAGTTGATCCCTCCGGGAACGATCTGAATGGGCCTGCTCGACTTCTTCAAGGCGGCGCCGAAGCCTCAGCCAATTTCCCCTCCGGGGAAGTCGGTGCGGGCGCGGATCGACATTGCCGAGCAGGGCGATGACTATAAGCATTGGGCCAACGCCGATTGGTTCTCAATGGACGGCGAGCTCACCGCCGTCCGGCGCCGCACCGTCCGCAACCGAGCCCGCTACGAGCGGCTCAATAACAGCTACCTCGCCGGCATCGCCGACACGCTCGCGAACGATCTTATTGGCACCGGGCCGCGGGTGCAGATCGACACCGGCGACTCTGCCGCCGACAACGCAATCGAAAAGGCTTTCGGCCGCTGGTGCAACGCGATCTATCTGCCTTGCAAGCTGCGCACAATGCGGCAGTCGAAGCTCATCGACGGCGAGGCCTTCGCTCAATTTGTAACGAATCCGCGGCTCGACGGTGTGCAGCTTGATATTCGCCTGATCGAGGCGGAGATGATCGCCACGCCGATCGGCCTGTTGATTCCAAACACGACGCCGGAAGGCTCAATCGTGGACGGGCTCGAATTCGACGAGTACGGGAATGTTACGAATTACAAGCGGCTGAAATACCATCCCGGCTCAAATTTCCGCATCAGCAACTTTGAATTTGATCGGATCGACGCCAAGTACATCATTCATTGGTTCAAGCAAATCCGCCCGGCAATGCACCGCGGCATGAGCGAGATTGCACCGGCTCTGCGCCTCTTTGGGGACATGCGGCGTTACACCTCAGCTGTGGTGGCCGCGGCCGAGACGGCCGCTGACTTTGCGGCGTTCCTCAAAACAAATTCTCCGGCCGCTGAGGTGGATGAAGTTGAGGCCTTCGCTTCGATGGAGATCCAGAAGCGGATGATTACCACCCTCCCCGACGGCTGGAACATTGAGCAGCTCAAGGCCGAGCAGCCGACGAACACATACGCGATGTTCAAAAAGGAAATGTTGAACGAGCTCGGCCGCTCAATCGGCCTGCCGTACAACATGACGGCGCTCGATTCCAGCGGATACAACTACGCCTCCGGGCGGATGGATCACCAATTGTATCAGCAGACGATCCGCACCGAGCGTGACGAGCTGCAACACGTGGCGCTTGATCGCATCCTTGTCGCCTGGCTTGATGAGGCGGTGCCTCTCGGGCTTATCCCACGCGGCCTGCCTCCAATCGCGGAGTGGAACTGGGCGTGGACGTGGGACGGCCGCGAGCACGTGGATCCGGGCAAAGAGGCCAACGCAGCCGAAACGCGGCTCCGCACGCACACCACCACCCTGGCTCACGAATATTCCAAGCAGGGCAAGGATTGGCAGGTAGAGCTCCAGCAGCGGGCCAAAGAGGTGGCGCAGATGCGAGCCCTCGGCCTGCTGGTCGATCTGGAGCCGAGCACCAACTACACCGGGCCGAGCGCCGGCGAAGAAGAAGGAGGCGAGCAGTGAAAGTAAGCACCGCACAACAGATGGCCACCGTGGCCGCCGCGAAGAAAAACCATCTGGCCATCCAGGCGGAATTTAGCGTGGCCGCTGCGATGGACGCGGCCGGCCAGCCAACGGCGCCGACGTTTTCGCTGGTGGGATACACCGGCGCAGCCATCCGGCAATTTTGGAGCCGGAATCCGCTGGTGGTGGATCTCGCCGGAATGGATACCGGATCGGGCGTGCTCCCGATCCTCTACGGCCATGACGCCAGCCTCGACAGCGTGCTTGGGCAGTCGTCTACGACGATCAACGACGGCCGGCAACTGGTGCTTTCTGGCGATCTGTTTGGAGCAAGCCAGACGAGCGATCAGGTGCTCATGCTCGCGAAGCGCGGGATGAAGTTCCAGGCCTCCATCGGCGCCGATATCAACCGCATTGAAAACATCTCGGCCGGCGAAAAGGTGAGCGTCAACGGACGCGAATTCGCCGGGCCGATCTCCGTCGTGCGCGGCTCCAAGCTGCGCGAAGTTTCAATTGTTCTGATGGGTGCCGACCCCGCAACGTCGGCCGCGATCGCTGCGGAAGCGAGTGAGGATTCCTCTATGGCGGACAACGCCACTTTGCCGGCCGACAAGGTCGAAGCCGCGGCGAGCGTCGCCACGGAACCCACTCCCGCTGTCGTGGCGGCTGCCACCGATGGCACTGCCGAGAAGATCAGCGGCCTCGAAACGAAGCTGAACGCAGCACTCGAAAAGCTCGAGGCCATCGCGAAGGTTGAGGCGGCACGCAGTGCTCGCCCGGCCGGCCCTGCCATTCACACCGTGGAGGCCTCTGTGGACAATCCAGAAGTCGTTCTTGCCGCGCTCTGCTCGCAAGCCGGCCTGCCCCGAATGGAGGCCGCTTTCGACGCAAAGACGTTGGAGGCCTCCGACAAGATCCGGCGGGAGGTGGGCCTGCAAACCATCATCCTCGCGGCCGCCAACGCCAACGGCTACACCGGCAGCCAGCGGCTCAACTCTGGCAATCTGCCAGCCGTGATCCAGGCATCGTTCGCTTCGCATCAGCTCGCTGACATGCTGTCGAATCTGGCGAACAAGTTCCTCTTGAACGGCTTCAATGCCGTTGAGCGGACTTGGGAAAGGATGTCGGCGATCCGCAGCGTGAACGACTTCAAGGTTATGAACCTGCTGCGGCTCAACGGCGATCTGAAGTTCCAGAAGCTCGGCAACGCCGGTGAACTGAAGGTGGCCAAGGTTTCGGACTACAAGCGTACGCTTGCGGCTGATACCTACGGCATCTCGACGCAGATCACGCGACAAGACATGTACAACGATGATCTGTCGGCTCTCTCGCTGATTCCTCAGCGAATGGGCCGCGGTGCGGCGTTGGCCATGAACGAAGCGATCTGGGCTGAGTTCCTGACCAACAACAGCAGCTATTACCAGACGATCACGCCGGCTGCTGGCAATGCTCTGTCTTACACGAGCCTGTCGTCCGCTACCGTGGCGTACAACAAGTTGAACGATCCGGACGGCAACCCCTTGTCGATCCCGGCTCGCCTGCTCCTCGTGCCTCCGACGCTGTACCTGACGAGCAAGCAGCTGATGACGAGCAATCTGTTGCTCGCCTCCAGCCTGGGCAGCACCAGCAGCAAGAGCTTCGATCCCGCGAGCAACGTGCTCATGGGCGAATACGAAGTTGTGAAGAGCAACTACCTCGAGACGGTAAAGGATTCGAGCGGCAACTCGCTCGGTTCTGCGTCCACGTGGTGGCTGGCTGCGGACGGTGCGGATCTGCCGGCGATCGACATTGCTTTCCTCAACGGACAGCAGCAGCCGATCATCGAACAGGTGCTCCCCGATTCCGACAAGCTCGGAATCGTGCTCCGCGGCTACTTCGATTTCGGCGTTACCAAGGGCGAGCCCTTGGCCGTGCTCCGCGTCGCGACGTCCTGATCGGCTCCGTAATCGCAGCCGGGAGGGCGAGCAACCAGCCGCCCTCCCGGCATGACGAGCTTTCAATTCACATTTCACAATGAGGTGCCTAAATGGCTTCGACTGGCCCAGGTTATTTTCAGAATGGTGATCTGCTCGACTACGTGGCTCCGGCCGACGTCGGCGCAGGTCAAGTGGTGGTTCTCGGCTCGATGGTGAGCGTGGCCGTGAGGCCGATCTCCTCCGGCAAGATCGGTGGCGTGGCGGTGGAGGGCGTATTCGCTCTGCCGTGTGCCACGGGTGCCACCGGCGCCCAGGGCTCGGTGGTGTACTACTCGACGGCCTCGGGCGTCGCCAATGACACCACCGGCACCTACGCCGGCAAGTTGGCCTACGATCGGGCCGCTGCGGATAGCACCGTGAAGGTGCTCCTCAACGTCGGCCGCTGATTCTGGTTCGCATCATCCGCCGGCGGCGTGCATCTGCCGCCGCCGGCGGACTTCTTTTCCGGAGGTGGCCGTGGATCTTCTCCGCAGCGGAACCAGCTGGCTCGCCGACACGCTCAACGCGTCGGCCGGCTACGCCGTGACGTACCGCCGGGGGAACAATTCCGCGAGCGTGATCGCTACCATCGGCAAGAGTCTGTTTGAGGCCGGCTCGCAATCAGGCGTGATCGAATCGTTTGAGAGCCGCGATTACCTGCTCCGGACTGAGGATCTGCCGTTTGGCGTGCCGCAACGCGGCGATCTGATCCTCGAATCCACCGGCGGGATCGTCACCACATACGAGGTTTCCACGCCGCGAGGCGTGCCGCTTTTCAGATATGCGGACGCGTTCCGCACGATGGTACGGGTGCATACCACGATGAATGCAAACTCCGGCACGATCCCGGCCACGCTCCTTGCTCGGGCAGTCGGCGCCAGCAGCTCGGCCGCCGCCACCGACGCCGAGATCCTCGCTCTGCATGTCGATCTCGCCGCCTCGTCTGCTCTCTTGCGGACGGTGACGGCCAGCTCGGCCTACCTCTACGTGGTGCTCCCAAATTCGTTCGGAACGCCGACGCTCAAAGTGAACGGCATCGTATCCTCCGCCTGGAGCACCTCCACGCGTAGCATCACGTTCACCGGGCAGGCATCAACGCCCTACACGATCTGGCGGAGCACCTACGCGATCACCGGCACCGCTCTTGTGGAGGCATCCTGATGCCTACGGGGATCGTCGGCCAAAACGTGATCGCTCCGGTGGTGCCGTTTTCAACGGCCGACGTCTACCCGTCGCATCTGGCGATCTACGGTCAGGGCGGCCTCCGCTCGGTGGCGAATGTTACGGAGCGTGACGCGATCCCGCCGCTAAGGCGCGAGGCCGGGATGCTCGTGTGGGTGGCCTCGCTCTCCGTCTACCAGCAGCTCGGCACAGATCTGGCCACGTGGACGGCAATCGGTGTGCAAGGGCCGACAGGCCCGGCCGGGGCCGCCTACACGCTCCCGGCGGCGACCAGCACGATCCTTGGAGGGGTCAAGGTCGGCAGCAACCTTTCTGTGACTATCGACGGCACGCTCTCCAGCACTGCCAGCAGCGGCGCGTGGAACGACATCACCGGTAAACCCACTACGTTTGCTCCCTCGGCTCACGCGACCAGCCACGGGGCTCTGGGAGGCGATCCGATCACGCTGGCTGTGTCGCAGGTCACCGGGCTCCAAGCGGCTCTGGACGGCAAGCAGGCGGTCGGCAGCTATGCCCCGCTCACCCACACCCACACAGCCTCTGCGATCACAGACTTCTCTTCGGCGGTCGCAGCGGCGATCCCGGCCTCTGTTGTGGTGACGACCGACAACAGGCTCACCAACTCGCGCAGCCCAACAAGCCACGCTGCCAGCCACGCTGCCGGCGGGACGGATGCGGTCACGCTGACGATCGCCCAGACCACGGGGCTCCAGGCGGCGATTGATCTCAAGGCCCCGCTGGCCTCGCCAACATTCACAGGGACGGTCTCGGGCGTGACGAAGGGCATGGTGGGCCTCGGAAACGTCGAAAACACAGCAGACGCCAGCAAGCCCGTCTCGACCGCCCAGGCTGCGGCAGATGCTGCCGTGCAGGCCTACGCGATCCAGCGGGCAATGCACACAGGGACGCAGGCTGCCAGCACGGTTACAGGGCTGGCTGCCGTAGCGACCTCTGGCAGCTATCTCGACCTCGGCAGCCGGCCAACCCTCGGCACGGCGGCCCAGCTCGATGTGCCGGCCGCCGGCAACGCCAGCAGCACCCAGGTCGTCAAAGGCAGCGACTCCCGTCTCTCCGACTCAAGGACGCCTAGCAGCACGCTGTCGCACGCCAGCACGCACGCAGCTGCTGGTAGCGACCCCGTAACGCTCACGATTGCCCAGACGACGGGCCTACAGACCGCCCTCGACGCCAAGGCCCCGCTGGCAAGCCCGGCATTCACGGGGACCGTCACAGGCATCACCAAGAGCATGGTGGGCCTCGGCTCGGTGGACAACGTGGCGGACGACTCAAAGCCGGTCAGCACCGCCCAAGCTGCGGCTAATACTGCGGTGCAGGCATACGCTATCCAGCGTGCCAACCACACCGGCACGCAAGCCTCCACGACGATCACGGGGTTAGGCACGCTGGCGACGCAGTCGGGCACATTCTCGGGCACCTCCAGCGGGACGAATACCGGCGATCAAACGATCACGCTCACGGGCGACGTCACCGGCAGCGGCACGGGCTCGTTCTCCGCAACGCTCTCAGACAGCGGGGCGACGGCGGGCACCTACACCTCGGTGACTGTCGACACTAAGGGCCGCGTGACGTCCGGCACAAACCCGTCTGGGTACAGCCTGCCAACGGCGACAGCGTCGGTGCTCGGCGGCATCAAGATTGGCTCGGGACTGTCCATTGACGCGTCTGGCGTGGTCAGTTCATCCGGCAGCTACACGCTGCCAGATGCCACCACGCTGGTCAAAGGTGGCGTGATAGTCGGCACTGGCCTGGGCGTGAGCAGCGGCACGCTGTCGGCCAACGTGACGAGCGTAGCCGGCCGCACTGGAGCTGTCACGATCGCATCTAGCGACGTGAGCGGGCTGGCAACGGTCGCCAGCAGCGGGCTGGCATCTGACCTTACGGGAACGCTGGCGGATGCGCGACTGACTGGCAACATCATTACCGCAAATGGGTTGGCGGCGATGGTTGGTTCCTATGACGGCACGAATTACTACGTTGATACGGGGCCAAGATTTCTCGCAAACGGCAACAACACTCAGGGAGCGGGCGGCATAAACTTTGTTTACTTTTCTCCCGGTCGAACAGTCACGGTGACGGGAATTACTTTCGTTTCAGGAAGCACAGCCGCATCGGGACTGACGCTGTGTCGGTTTGGCCTCTACACCTTTGATGGCACCACGGCAACGCTTGTCGCATCGACAACGAGCGACACTACTATTTTTGCAGCAGCGAACACGCCTTACCGTCGTCTGTTTTCCGCATCGGCTAGCTACACGCTACAGGCCGGTGCGCGTTACCTTGTTGCCTGCCTGCAAGTTGGGACAACGCCAGCCAATTTGCTGTCTATTACCTGCGCAAATTTCAACGGGCTGGGGCCGCGATTTGCAACATACGTTTCCGGGGGACTGACCGATTTGCCATCGTCACGCAACACAAGCGGTGACAGCGGCACGACACAAATGAATTTTGCGAGGTTGGCATAATGCGAACCGAATACGCTGGGCTTATTGACGGGTGCAAAACCTGGAACGTTTTTGACGACGCAGGAAATCTTGTAGGGACAAACGGATCGCCTCCTGAACCTCCGGCTGTGCCAGAGTGCATTACTGCTGTACAGATTCGGAAGTGGTTGGTGGCTCATGGGATCGCGCTTGAGGATGTGACCTCAGCCATTGAAGCCCTGCCGGATGATGTGAGGGTCAACACAAAGATTGAATGGGAGTACGAACCAATGATCCAACGATCCAGTAGCATGTTGGCCCAGATGGCGGCCGCGTTTGGCATGGACTCCGCTGCGATTGATGCGGCGTTCACGGAGGCGGCGGGCCTGTGACGCTCCTCTCCGACATCGCCGCTCCGACGTTCCGCAGGCTTGACATTGAGCCGGCCGCCCCCGGATGGACGTGTTTTAATCCCACGCTCCTGGCCACGCGGGCCGGCCTCGTCGGCATCGTCCGCAGCAGCAATTATCGAATCGTGGACGGCCGCTACGTGATCCCGCCGGAGGACGGCGAGGATATCCGCACCGCGAATATCCTGCTCTTCTTTGACAATGATCTCACGGTGCTGGAAGCGAAAACGCTGAAGGTCGATCCGTATCAAGGCTCAGGCTTTCCGGTACACGGCCTTGAGGACTGCCGCCTCCGGCATACCGGAAACGGCATCGGCGTATCCGCCACTGTCCGAAACGTGGCCGGATTCGATGGCCGCTGCCGGATCGCCACGGCCGAGCTCGACGTTGACGCCGGCCGGCTGCACTCGCTCCGCGTGATCGAATCCAACAGCAGCCAAGAGCATGAAAAGAACTGGATGCCGATCGCCGGCAAGGCCGCCTGGCTCTATTGTGCCAACGTCGGCGGCTACACGCTCACGGTTGAGGCCGCCGGAGTGCCAGGCGAATACCGGATGCTGCGCCGGGAGCCCTCCCCCGCCCTCGCAGCGGAGTTCCGCGGCGGATCGCAGCTGGTGCCGTTTCGCGGCGGCTGGCTCTGCGTGATCCACGAGGTGCGGGCCGGTGCCAACGGCCAGAGGGTATACGAGCACCGGCTCTGCTGGTTTACAAACGCTCTGCGGCTGGAGCGAGTCTCGGAGCGGTTCGCGTTTCGCGAATCGGAGGCGATCGAATTTGCGGCCGGCTTGGCAAAGCACGCCGGCACGGTGGTGATCTCATTCGGCGTCCGCGACGCGGAGGCCTGGCTGGCAACTCTCACGGAGGATGACGCGTGGAATCTCTTGCACCCGATCTCGCGGAACCAGCAGTAATCGCACCGGCGCCCCCGGCGGCTCCGCCGCCGGTGATCGTCACCGGCTTTGTGGACTGCGGCAACGGCCATCGGCCGGTGGATGCCTACGTGGCTCTCGGCGAGCAGCTACTCGGGCTCGGCCTGCCCACAATCTGCTGGATGGATGAAGGCGTGGCGGTGACGGCGCCGGCCTCCACTACGCTACTTCCTGCCACGTTTGAAGACTGCTGGCTCGCCGGCAAAGTCTCGGAGGATGTGCAGCTTCCGTCGGGAGCGAATCCCGAAAAGGATTCGCTCGCCTATCTGGTGTGCCAGCACGAAAAAAGCCGGTGGATCGCCGACAGCTTTCAGAACACGGATGCCGATCTCGCCGCGTGGGTGGATTTTGGCGTGCTCCACGTTCGCGGCGTCGGGCCTCGCGAGATTAAAGAATTCTACGATCGGCTGCCCAACGCTCGCCGCGATGTGATCACCGTGGCCAGCATCTGGGGGCCGCCTGCTCCGGATGTGCCGATCCCGGTGAATCTCCCGGCGTGGCACTGTGCCGGCGGTGTGCTGATCGTGCCGCGGGCTCTGGCCGATCGATTCGCTCTGCTGGTGGAGCAGGCCGCGGCTCGGCAAATTGAGAACGGCCACCTCGCGTGGGAAGTCAACACGTGGGCGATCGTCTGGCAGCAGAACCCGGAGCTATTCACGAGTTATCACTGCGATCACTCCGCCGGACTCTTTGAAGGATTCCAGCCTTGAGAATCGGCATCTACGCTCTCGCGAAAAACGAGGCCAAGCACGCGGCCGCCTGGGCGGCATCGTGCGAGGAAGCCGACGTCCGCGTTGTCACCGACACCGGCTCTGAGGACGGCACGCAGGCGATCCTCGCGGCCGCTGGCGTGACGGTTGCCACCGGCGCCGTCATCCCGTGGCGGTGGGACGATGCACACAATCTGAGCCTCTCGCATCTGCCGCCGGATCTGGATATCGCGATCCGGCTTGATCTTGATGAGCGGCTCCAGCCGGGCTGGCGGCAGGCAGTGGAGGCCGCGTGGCAGGAGGGAATCAACTGCCTGCACTATCGCTACGTGTGGGGCTTCCGGGCCGACGGCACGCCAGGGCAGACGTTCAATGGTGACAGGGTGCATTGCCGGGCAGGCTTTCGCTGGGCTCAGGCCACGCATGAGGGCTTGCTGTGTTGGACGGGCGAGAAGATCGCCGGCTTCGCGCCGGGCTTGGAAATCCATCACCATCGCGACGCTGGAAAATCTCATTCCTCCGATCTGCACCTGCTTCGCGTGGCGGTGGCGGAGGCGCCGCTGGACGCTCGAGCTCGCTGGTATCTGGCTCGGCAGCTTGACTACGAAGGCAATCCGGAGGCGATCTCGCAATTCACACGCTACCTCTCAATGCGAGGCGGCTGGTACTCCGAGCGGGCCTACGCTCGCCGGCAGCTCTGGCATCTTACCGGCGATCCCATCCACCTTGAGGCGATCACCCGCGAGGCTCCAGACGAGCCGGACGGCCACGAGCTGCTGGCTCTCCGGGCCTACCACCTCCAGGCGTGGGCCGAGTGCCTGGAGCACGCTCTCCACGGCATCGCGGCCACCGGCCAGCAGACACACGCCACCAATCCAGACAGCCTCGCTAAGTGCCACGATCTGGCCAGCGTGGCGCTGTGGAATCTACAGCGGCAGCCAGAGGCTCTCTCGCACGCGAGGGAAGCTATGGCACGATTACCGGAAGACACACGGATTGCGGCCAACGTGGCTGCGATGGAGCGTGTTGTGGCCGGGGAGGCGGTTCCGGTATGAGTGCATTTCTCCAATCGCTTGCCGATGCGGTGGCAACCGGCCTCGCGGCCAAGAGCTGGGCCATCGCTGGCACCACCGTGGAGCGTGCCAACTGGATCAGCAAAGGCCCGGAGCAGCTGGTGGTGCCGGCCATCGTCGTGACGGCTGGCAACCGGGAGACGGTGCGGATCGCTCGGCCGAGCCAGCGGCAGAACGATTACACCGTGCAAGTCTATGTGGCGCAAAAAGTTGATACCGATGCCGAAGTAACGGCCATCAGCAATCAGGCGGAGGCGGTGCTAGACGCTCTGATGGATCATTCTTATCCGGGTGTGACGTTTCCCACAGGCACGGTATCGCCGCTGACGGTGACGATCGAAACGAATCCCGACGATGCTCTCAATGAGCGGAACGTGTGGCGGGCCAGCATCGTGGCCACGTATCGATTCTTTGCGTGAGGTGATCGATGATCAGCTCGCTCCCGATGCCGACGTTCACGGTTCAAGATCCGATGAACGTGTGGCGTCGCATCGCGATGCCGCCGCATGTCGCCCAGGACGTCTTTAACGTCACGGTAAAGACGCGGTTCAAATGGGATACGCGCCGCCTCACCAAGCAATTCGACGCGGCCACCAGGCGGAGCCTAATGCTCGCCGGGAAGGACGTCCGCGGCGGGATCCGCGGCGTGATGAGCAGCCGGAGGCCGCTGGAAAAGGAGCGGCTCTGGAATCTCGGAAATCACAACGGACAAAACCTGATCGCTCTGGTGCGGAGAGTGCCAAAGGGAAACGGTATTGTGACGTCGTGGAAAACAAAGAGCTTCCCCGAAGGCTTCCTCAAAAAGTCAATCCTGAGTGATTGGGACTTCGCGTCGAAGAGCGTTGTGGCCGGGCCATCGAAAGGCCATCGCGTTGCCGATCTCCAGAACATGGGCGGCAGCTCCACCTTCTCGTTTGTGCCTGCCGTCAAATCGCAACAGCGGAAGAGCATCGGCAAACACAAGACGGTCTACGGCCGCATCGTCACTGGCCGCCGAGACACCTCTCTATGGACGTTCCGCCGCAAGTTGGACGATCTCCGGTTCGTAGAAAAGGGCCGCGATAAGGCGGTGGCAAAGAAGGCTACGGCCAAGCATTTTGCCGATCAAATGCACGGCCCCTGAGCCACACCCCCTCTCTAATTTCCGGCTGGCTCAATACGTTGGAAGCACACCCACACGGAGGCTTTCATGGCCGGCATTAGCCTTGGAAAAGACGTCACAGTTACAGGCATCTCAAACGTCACCGATGTGACGATTGATGAGTTGGCCGCGGAGTACGCCGTGCATAAGCGCGGTGACACCTACACGAAGATCGTAAAGGGTTGGATTGATCAGACGGTTGAGGTGTCTTGCAACGATACTCCCGGCTGCGTCAAGGGCGGAACCGTCACGCTCACCCACGCCTCCAGCGGCGGATTCCCGCTCACGGGCGTGAAGTATCTCGTAACGAAGGTGGCCAAAACTGAGCCGCTTGACGGCATTGTCACATTCAGCGTTTCGCTCACCCGCGCCCGCCAATCCTAATTTTCTGGAGCAATCATGCCTTCACTCGGCTATCAGCAGACCGGGCCTACGGGAGCCGTGGGCGCAACGGGAATTATCTCCGTCACGTGGACTGAGGAAGTCTCTCCGGTGGACGTTACGCACCGCGGCGATCGCGCCGCCAGCGGCGCCAGCTACAAGGTTTCCACCGGCGGCTGGGAAACGAACACGGCGGAGATCGAGTGCTACGACGCCTCGGCAGTGATCGCCGATCTGCGATCCGCCGGATCCACCTTCACCGCCACGAAGGTGAGCGAGAATTCGCCGCTTGATGGTGCCGTTACGTTTACTGTCACAGTCAAGCAAATGTGAGGTCGGCCAGATGGCGATCTCACTCGGAAGAAACTGCTCTCTCGCGTTCGGCGGCACCGCTGTGCCTGGCGTTCGCGATGTCACGATCGACACGCAGGCCAGCACGATCGAAGTCGATCAATTCGGCAGCCGCGTGAATTCCGTGTACCAAACGGGGTACAGCTTCACGATGACGGTAGAGACAATCGATGACACGGTGGCCGACGATGCGCACACGGCACAGTATACCGGTGCGATCTCTGCCGTCACCGCCACAGGCCTCCCGTCGGGCCTGTATTTCGTCGTGGCCGGCGTGAGCGACGCACAGCCGTTGGACGGTGTGCGTGTGTTCTCGATCGAGCTCAAACAATCACTCTACGGATTAAGGCAAGAGGGCGCATGAAAAGTTTCAAGGACAATCTTGGCCGTGAATGGAATCTGGCTCTCACCACCACCGCGGTGATGCGGATCAGAGATTCCGTCACATATTCCGAGATTGGCGAGGACGGCAAGGCCACGGAGCGGCCGCTGGATCTCGGAGATGTGCAGACGGCCAACCAGGCTCTCACGCTCTTCAGGAACCACTACACGAAGCTTGTGGAGGTGCTCCGCGTCGCGCTGGTGAAGCAGATCGAAGAGCGGCATCTCACCGGCGACGAATTCGCCGACGGCCTTTCCGGCGATGCCTTTGAATCAGCACGCGAGGCCTTTGAGGGGGAGCTCATCTCTTTTTTCCCGAGGCGCCGCCGCGAGCTGCTCGAGCTCGTCACGAAAGAGATGGACAAGGCGGAGATGGCGGCGATGGGGAACGCGATGGAAACGCTCGCGAAAGCATCTGGCCTGCCGTCTGGGAAGCCGCCGGAATCGTCGGCGTCCATCCCGGTGAATGGACTTTCCGACAGCTCTTCCTCGCCCGCGACGGACGCACAGACGCCGAGTGGTGGCACACCGCTCACCTGATCGCACTGATCGAAAACAAGACGCTAAACAAAGGCGATAGGCCGGTGAAGGTGCATGAGAGGCACCCCAACGGCGCGAAGTATCGTCCGAAGCCACGCAAAGCAACACCCGCTGATCTGGAGAGGCTCTTCGGCCGAAAAGCATGAGCGCATCCGCAATCAGAATGGGCCGGGCCTATGTTGAAATCGGGGCCGACTCGCGCAAATTCTTTGGCGCGTTGTCGAAGGTCAACGGCGCCGTGAAGGCGATGGGGGCCTCGATCGCCTCCGCCGGCGCGAAGCTCGGCGCCGCAGGACTCTCGGCGGCGGCACCGTTCGCCGCGAGCATCCGCTCCGGGGCCGCCTATCAGGATCAGTTGCTCGGCATCAAGGCGAGCACAGGTGCCACGGCGGAGCAGCTGCAGGCGGTGGATGAAGCCGCGATGAAGCTCTCGGCCGATATGGGGATCGGGCCGGCCGCGATCGCCGCATCATTTCAAGAGCTGCTGAAGGCTGGTATGCCGCTGCAACAAGTTCTGGACGGAGCCGGCCAATCGGCCACCGAATTCGCGAAGGTGGGCGGGCTGGAGATGGCGCAGGCGGCGGTGGTAATGTCGGATGCGATGAATATCTTTGGCGTCACGGCCAAGACTGCCGTCGATACGCTCTCCGCTGCGGCCGACTCAAGCTCCACCAATATCGCGGAGGTGGTGGAGGCCTTCTCAAACGTCGGAGCGATCGCCGCCTCGGCCAATCAATCGATCACGACGGTATCAGCCGCCCTGGCGATCCTCGGCAACAATGCCGTGAAGGGTGGCGAGGCCGGCACGGCGCTGAAATCCATGATGCTTCCGATCGTGAGCGGATCGGACGGAGCAGCAGCTGCACTCGCGAAGGTCGGCCTCACGCTCTCTGATTTCCGCGACGCCAGCGGCACAATGCTGCCGCTCGGGCAGGCGATGGACGTCGTGAAGAACGCGATCGGCGGCCTCGGCAAGGAAGCTCAGGACGCGGCTCTGCTCGACATTTTTGGCTCTTATGGAATGAAGGCCGCCACCATCCTGATGAAGGAAGGCGCAGCCGGATTCCAGCGGATGGAGCAGACGATGGGGAGCGCCTCTTCCGTCGGCAATAAATTCGGCGATATCATGTCGGGCCTCTCAGGCTCCGGATCAAAGCTGATGGCCGCAATCGAGCGGCTGGCAATCGCCGTGAGCAACGCTCTCGCACCGTCGCTCACGGAAGCGGCCACCAGCATCTCCGATGTGATTGAGCGTGCCACCGAATTCGTGAAGGCCAATCAAGGAGCCGTGCTCGTTGCCGCCAAGCTGGCCGCCGGTGCCGCCGCCATCGGCGGAGCGATGATCGCCCTCGGCACCGCGATGATGCTCGGCTCCTCCGCTGTCGCCTTGTTCCTCAAGCCGCTTGGGTTGATCTCCGGCGTCGGCTTGGGCGCCACCGGCGCCGTGCTCTCCCTCACCCGCTCCGTCGTGATGATGGCCGCCACCGGCGTCGCATCGGCCGCCACGTTCGCGGCGTCGATGGCCGGCACGGCTCTGTCTGGCGTGGTGACGTTTGCTCGCAGCGGCATCACCGCACTGGCCTCCTATGCGGCTCGCTCCGCGGCTCTGCTCGCGTTGTCGGCCGTCGCTCCGCTGGAGATGGCCGCCTCATACGTGGCCTCAACGGCATCGGTCATCGCGGCCAGCGTCTCACAGGGTGCAGCGGCAACAGCCAGAGCCGCTGCCACTGGCATAACTGCTCTCGCTGGAATGGCGTCAACGGCTGTTGCCAGCGTTGCCTCCGCTGCATCGGTCATCGCGGCCAGCGTGGCGCAGGGTGCAGCGGCAACAGCCAGAGCCGCTGCCACTGGCATAACTGCTCTCGCTGGAATGGCGTCAACGGCTGTTGCCAGCGTTGCACGGTCGGCACAGATCATCGCGGCCAGTATGGCTCAAGCGGCCGCTGCGGCGGCCTCCTCTCTCGTAGGAATGGCGTCAACGGCTGTTGCCAGCGTTGCACGGTCGGCACAGATCATCGCGGCCAGTATGGCTCAAGCGGCCTCTGCGGCGGCCTCCTCTCTCGTAGGAATGGCCGCCTCCGCCGTCAGCAGTGCAGCCACCGCGGCCGCTGCGATGGTATCGAGTGCAGCGACGTCCTCGGCCGCGTGGGTGGCTGCCAACGCCACAGCGGTGGTTTCATTTGTGCAGGTGCGGGCCGCGGCGGTGTACGCCGCTCTCCAGTCGGCCGCCTCATTCTCTTGGCTCTCCACCTCCGCCATCTCTTCCGCCGCCGCATCATCGGCTGCGTGGGTGGCGAATATGGGCCGCGTGGCGGCCTCGGCCGTGGCCAGCGGTGCCGTGAGCATGGCGGCTTTCGCCAAGACGGCCGCCGCAGCGATCGCCGCTGGTGCCGTGACAACGGCCTCCCTGCTGGCTCCGTTCCTGCTGGTTGGTGCCGCGATCGCCGCGGGTGTTGCGATCGTCTACACGTTTCGGGACAGCCTCTTCTCTGCGTTCTCTGGCACGGTTGAAATGGCGCAGGCCACCGGCAACGCGGTGCTCGCGACGTCGGCCTCATTCGCGGCTCCGTTCCTTGAATGGATCGGCGGCCAGAAGATGGTGCTCGATGCGGTGGAGCCGTGGATCGCGTTCGTGCAAAACGTGATCACCGCGGCCGGTACGAATATCGCGATCGGCTGGGAGCACATGTGGTTCGGAATGTCACAAACGGTGCGGACAATCGGCGCCGTGATGATGGGCACGATCGACAACTTTGTGACGCCAATTCTCAATCTCTTTGACGAGATCAAGCTGGCCGTATCTGCGGTGGCCTACGAGATCGATCAGGCCACCACCTTGAGCGAAGGGACGCACGCGAAGCAGAAGCTTGAGCGTGAGGCCTACGTCGCTGAGGTGCGCGGCGGCATGGACAAGCGGGTGAAGAGCTCTGGTATCAACGCTCGCCTAGAAGAGGCTGGCAAGGAAAAGGAAATCGCCCGGAACGAGATGAACGCCCGCACCGGTGCGATGCAGGATGCGGCCGATAAAACGATGGCGGATCGACTCCAAGGCGTGGAGGATCGCCGCAAGGAACGTGAGGCCGCAGCTGCGGAAACGGCAAAGCCGAAAGAATTGCCGAGTACGCTGGCCACGCCAATCACGCCGCCACCATCTCTGCCGCCAGAGCTCGCCGCCGCCTCCGGCGGCATCGCCGCCGCGGTGGATCTCAAGAATGAGAGCATGGGATCCTTCTCCGCTCTGAGTGCAGGCGGCCAAGGGATCGGCTCCACGGCCATTCTGAATAAGCAATACGAGGTGCAGCAGAAGATGCTCACCGCTCTTGAAGCTATGGGGCCATTCGTCGCATGAGCTACACGCCTACCCTCACGTGGATCGAAGACAAGGAGAGCCGGAAGGCCACGATTGTGCGCCTTGGCCGCAAGGCTCCATCAAGCTTTTTGCTGAGCTTCAAGGTCTTTGGCACCAGCGACGATCAGATTTTGCACGCTGACTGCAACCAACATATCACGACAAATTTGCAGTATTGGTCGTACCCAGTAATCGGAATTGCTCCGGCTTTTAAGCTGCGAGCCGAAAGCTATTCCACCGATTACATCGGCGACAAGTGCTACAAAGTCACGATCCAATACGAAAAGGCCGGGGCGGACGATCCATCGGACAACAATCCGCAGCCGCTGCGGCGGACGCGGCAATTCGACACCTCGGGCAGAACGGCTCACATCACGCAGGCCAAGAGCGAGACGGCCTACGCTCTCACGGGAGCCACCGCCACCGCTCGCAAGTCGGCGATTAACGTAAACGGCGATCGCGTGGACGGCGTGGATATCGTGGAGCCGGCTCTCTCATGGACGGAGACATACGATGTGCCGTCGGCCTACGTCACAAGCGCCTATATCAAAACGGCTGCCTCGCTCACCGGCACCGTTAACAATGCGGCCTTCCGAACTTTTGACGCTGGCGAGGTGCTCTTCCTCGGCCTATCAGGCAGTCAAGAAGCCGACGCTCAAAAGGGAAATGGGCCGTGGAGCTTGAGCTACAAATTCGTGGCCTCGCCGAATGCCGGAGCCTCCGGCACGATCCCGGCGATCACCGTTGGCGATATCACCGGCATCGAAAAGATGGGCCACGATTACATGTGGGTCAACTACCAGCAGGAAGCCAACAGCACCACAAGCCAGCTCTACGCCAAGCCCATTGAGGTTTATGTCAACAAGGTCTACCGCGACAGCAACTTCTCGTCGCTCGGCATCGGCACCACGGGAGTTACTTGATGCCACGGAATGACGGCAAGCTCGAGCCGGGCCAGAAGCTCAACAAGGCGATCACGGCTCGCTCGTGGAATCGGATGGTGGACGCCACCGAGATCGTGCTCGGTGCTCCGCAAGATTTTGGCGCCGACGGCGTCCAAGGGCCGGCCGCACCAAACCA